TAAATCAGCCATGTGTTTAGCTTGGCCTGATAAAAGACTTTCTCTATAATCTTGTAAACCTACTAAATTACCACCGCCAGAATCGTTAGCCATTCTGGTTATCTTTGAATTTCTTATAGCAACATTGCTATCTGTAAAAACATGACTTCCACTTCTAAGTGGATTTTCACTACTTACAAACTCATTCATATATCCAGTGCTATTAGATACATTGGCGTCTTGAAGTTCTTCCCATAGTTGTAAATTAGTTTTAGGCATCGTTATTTGTTTGTTGCAATACCTGCACTATTAAAGTTTACAGTTCCAACGCTACTGCCATCTTGAAATGTATCGTTGCTCGCAGAATTGGTAAAGGAAGTCCAAAGATCAAGTGCATCTTCTTGTGGTCCAATTCTCATATTACCCCTAACTTGATGTTTTTGAAAACCCGTACCATATGCTTCGCTTATCATTTCGCCAGTATCAGATACTCCAGTTCGTTTAGGTCGTATATTAGGTGGTGAATTAACAAAAGTATTGTTTAATGCTATTTTATTAAATGTATCCAATGCTTTGGCTGAATTTCCACCGGCACGATCTGGACTATTTTCTGCTCCAAACTTTGATGAATTGGTAAGAGCAATGTCGCCAGTATCATTAATATTATTAGGGACTCTATATCCTCGCCCCGCTAATCCATAACCTCCACTAAGAAGCTCCGCTAAAATACTAAATGATCTACCGTTTGGTATAGGATTAGATGAATTAAGAAGCTGATTGTTTACATTGTTTGGTTGTGTATTATTATTAAAAGAATTTACAAGACGCAAGTCTTTATTACTGTCGCCACTAACATCACTGTTAGCGCCATCAACATCAGCGCCGCCTTGCGTAAAGCTGGAGTTCCATCTTTGTAAAATAGTTTGTGCCATAGTTTATTCTCTATGTAAATTGAGCCTGTGTGATAACATCATTTTCACCTTCAAGAAGTGGATTAGTTGTAAACTGCTCAAAACTATCAATATCATTTTTAGTAAGCAGTCTTGTCATATTCATAGAACCGCCAGGATTTTGATCTTTTGAAGTGTATACATTGTCTTGAACTCTTTTGCGAAGTGGGTGTCCATCTGTTCTACCATCAGCAAACGTAGGTGTGTCTTCTACTGGTAATTGTGTTACGACAGAGGCAGAATCATACATTGCTATAATGTCACTATCACCTTTTACTGGAAATGAATTATTAGAACTCCAATTATCAGTTGCCTGTTCACTTGCCTCTCTAAAAGGACTCTTGACAGCATTAACTAAATTATAACTACCGTCTGCACCTTGACCATTCACTGCGTTTATATTTGATTCGGGTGAATTGTTTGGGAAAAGTGCTTGCCACTTACTTAATATTGTTTGCTCGGCCAATTTTTATCTCCTAAAAAAGCTCTAGTTTGTCTTTCATCTCTACTATAAGTAGTATGTCTTTCAAATTACTGGTAGTTACAGATTTTTGTTCCACTATACCTTTAAGTTTTTCACTAACCAGTTCAATTTTTTCTGCTATCTTTTCATCAGTGATTGCTGTTGATTTATTAGCGATTTCATCTAAAAGACTTTTTAGTCCCTTATCTACCCAACGCTTATACTTGACAGGATCGGCTGTAGTATAATATTTTTCAAGATACAACTTTTGTTCTTTGGTCAAAAGTTTACCATATATATCATCAAACTTTTGTAGGGCTATTACCAAAGCAAGTTTTTCGGTTTGCATCTCTTCTATAGTTTTCTTTTCATACTTAGATTGTTCCCTAATATCACGAATACGTTTAGCAGCTTTATTTTCTATCAAGTGATCCATTAGTGTTTCATCAATAATCAAATTTTCTCTGGAGCTAATGTATTGATCTTGTTCATGTAATCTAATATGAAAACTAGCAATTGTTTTATAGTTAGGCACGCTTATTTTAAGAAGATTCTTTTTGTTGGTAATACGGGAAATAGATTCTGATAACTTATTTAACTCAATGTCTAATTTTTTTCTGTTTATATTCTTCCCGTATTCTTTTATAAGATTACGAACGAATAAATTAGCTGAGTATACGTTTCTTGCCTCACTATGAATAAACTGTGAATAAATCTTATAGGCTTTTGAGATTTCTGTTTCTTTTAGAAAGTTTTCTTTGATGAGAGTGTATAGCTTAGCCGCTCTATTATTTCTTTTTTCCGAAACTTCCCGCAAAACAGCGTGGCTCAATATCTCAAACATTATACCCACGTTTTTCTGCTTATTGTGTTTCATTATTAGCCCCAAATTATAGAAAATGATATAGTTTACTAAAATAAATATAGAAAAAGATTCCTAAAGGTTACTTACAATACCTTTTAGTGTTGATTTATCCAACTTTTCTTCACTATTGTCCTCTTTCAAAGATTCCAACATATTATTTGACTCAGTATTAAATTTCATAATATCTGAAATAGTTTTATCTAATATATCTGGTCTTTGTATCTTCTGCTTACCTTTACTAGTTATACCTGTTTCATTATAGGTATAGTCTTTTGGATAGCCAGGCAATTCTCTTGTACCTGTTGGATCATAAGGCATCATGTCCTTAGCAATCTCTCTTGATTTATTTCTCTTCTGAATTTTTGTTTCATTACTACTACTGTCTTCGTTACTATCGGGTGCCGGCAATGGTGGTTGACCTTCTTCGCCCCCACCTACTGCACTTTCACCTTGTTCAAGTTGGTCAACGATAAACTTCTCTGATGCTTCTCGTTGTCTATCAATTTTTATATTAGCGATCTCACTATCAGAAAGTTTTAGTATGGACTTTTGAACATACTCGTTAGAAATAAGTTCTGAGTCGGCAATGTCTCTTGCTGCACCAAATCTTTTATCCATCAAATCAAGTTGCATCATTTCTGTAACTGTAGATGGGTTGGTTAGTTTCAAATCAAAGTTATAAATAGATGCTTCATCATAGCCTCTTAGATACAAGTGTATCAAACTTATCTTCGCTAATTCACTAATAATAATTTTTTGTATTCTCTGTATTGTCCGAGCAAACTTAATATCTTCTTGTGCTAGTGTTGACTTACCACTCAAGTCTTCTTCGGCTGTAAGATATGACTTAGGAACACCCAACGAAATAAACAACTTGTTTTGTAGATACTGAATATCTTCAATAGCAGCAGCGTTCTCACCGCCAGGCAATGTTTCAATTCTGCTTCCTCTATCACCACGGACAGGAATAAAGAAATCTTCAAGTATTGATTCGGGATTGTATTTTAAATCAACTTGTCCATTTGATTGAGTTACATTAGGCAATCTTTTTAGTTTGTCTCTTGCTTGTTGCATGTAAGGTTCAACATCTTTGGGGGGAATGTTTCCTACATCAACATAAAACACTCTACGTTCTGGCGCTCTACTAATTCTATAAATCAACATGGCATCCTCGGCCATTAATAGTTGTTTCCAAACTTTACGTGATGAGTCTAACACTGAACGACCATAAGGCAAGAATCTATCATCACCAAGTATTCTTAGGTGTGATACTTGATAATTTTCAAATACAGTATTGCCTTGTGTTAGCCACTTAAAACGTAAACTGTTCGGGTCATTGTTGTATCCTTCTTCTCTTTCTATCTCACCAACTGGTAGAGCAATACATCCGAGCACGCCCTCTTTGTTTACAATGTCTAGTAGGTTGAAGTGGTCACCATACTTACACATATTTCTTATCCATGTCCAAAGGTGGAAATCAATGTCCATCCTCTGATAAAACAATTCTTCTAACTCTGCTACTATCTTGTCATCGTCTGAAACTACTTCTACACTCTTGCCGTTTTCGGAATAAGTTGTGCTATCATCGGAATAAATGTCGAGCGCTCTGGTAATCTCTGGATAGTGATCCATCTCTTCATAGTCTCTTATTCTATCAAGACGATCAGCGCCACCTACTAAACCCTCACCATATAAACTTTGAGATGCCTTTTGAAAACTATCAAAAGCTCTTTTTTGCGCGTTACTGCCTGGCCTTTCTGTTGGGACTTTATACTGTGCAGAACCACCACGTAGTAATCTTCTCAGTATGTCAAACCTATCTGCCATCGTTTACTATCCTTGTTGTGAGAAAAATAAAACTATACCTAAAACTACAGGAATCAAACCAGCAAGGCCACCCCAAATGCTTGCTTTTACTTTTAGGGTAGCAATTTCTACTTGAATACTTGTGAGTTTATCTTCTATTGTTTTAAAATCAGAATCGTGTGAATCTAATTTATCAATGACCAATTTTTGATACTGCTGCCATCCGTTTATATCAGCCATCTCATACTCTCTTTCTGACCGTTGCCGACATCAAATGTAAATTCACTGTCATTGTTATTGTTTTGATTACCATAAACACCATACTCAAAAGGTGTATTATTAAAATTGAGGCCCGAAAGCATTTCTTTCGTCACCTCTTCGTTTTGAGAATTAAACTTCAAAGTTGTGTTTCTTACATACATTCCCATTGATAAAGACATAACTAGGTCATCATTATAACTTGACAGTGCTTCTGGTTTCCCGTTATGAAATACAAATGTCTCTAACTCAGCAATAGTTCTCTTTGAATGTAAGGTAAAATCATGTGTTCTTAAATCTTCTTCCATACGTGCAATACATGCCGGTCTACTCTTCATACTCATAGTAAAGCCAGGCACAGCATTTTTTGGTACATTGTAAATATCATATTGTAATTGATTGGCGTTACTTTCATGTATTTTTGTTAGGTCTTTAATCGTCCAATACATATTCTTGTATTCCATCTCTAATATTTTCATAACGACATGATGACCCATAGAAGCATTTTCAACTACGATATAAGCGTTATTATATTGAACAGCAGTATTATGTATGAGGTGGGAATATGCATCAGTGTTTACTTTACCTTTATACTCAGCAACTTGTTCATAATTTTCTACGTCTATAACATGAAAGGCAGAATAATCTTTTCCATCGCCACGAGCAACGTCAGCAGAAATCAAATACTCTTTTGTGTAGTCGGGATATTTCCAAATCCATAAACCTTTATCAACCCATGTCTTTTCTTCGGGTTCTCTTACGAATGGTCTATAACCATCATCTGCGGGTTCTTCTTCGGTGGGGTGTTCCTCATACCATTGTAACGCTTTCATACTCACAACATTGTTACCCGATTGTAAAAAGTCACAATCGTGTTCTTGTGCAAATGCTTGTTCACCTATCTTTCTTTTTTCTAATCTACCCCACTCAGCATCTCTGTCGGGGTGAAGATGCCACGGCAATTTTATTGGGTTGAATGAGATTGTAGCATTGCCA